GCTAATTAAAGCTATGTTTAGTAGCAGAATAGAGTGCAGGGAGAACCTGCAACAGGTGATAACCTCATGAATGTCAACAATCAACCCATAGTGAACACTGCTACACATACCAATTCTTGAGAAACCCGTTGGCAGGGAGTGACGAAGCAACGAAGCTAGTCGCCTCCTAGCGAGGCAGCGAGGTAACGGCTGCCAGAGGGTTTCGAAAGCTGTAAGGAGTGGTGACACGCAGCAACGAAACAAGGAAACACTCCCCCCGAAAGTATCACTGGAGGGGGCTTGCATTTGATTGAGTAAGTGACGCAGTGAGGCCAAGTGTTGCCACGAGTGATAGAACATTTGAAAGGATAAACATGTAATATCAATTAACAACCTATAAATACAGTCTGCGAGATGAGCAAACGTTGGTACTGATAGCGTTTTAAAATGTAGTAAAAAGCTAATGCAAATAATTATCAGACCTGACACACTAAGATAAACTCTGAGCTGTACGTCATAGCAACGGGGTACCTTCAGATGCACTAGATGTGTACGCCCTCCAACAGGCAAGTAAAGACGTTGGCGTAGACTGTACGATTAGGTCCTTGTAATATAAATAACCATGAGTATAATGACAACAATGGATATAGATGAATTACTATACGAAGCAGAAAATGGTAAACGTAGTGCTATCTTAACCAGGATTACACCTGAAGCACAACCCTTTTGGGATGGCTGCGAAGACCGTGTAAAGAATGGTACACCAATTAAACCTTACGTTGTATCTAGGTTACTCAAAGAACATTTTAATATAAAGATAAGTGAATCAGCAGTACGACATCATTTCGAGAACATAGCAACGCATGGCTAAATCAGATAAAGAGATTAATAAACTTATAGCAGAAGCTGAATCTCATAAAATACAAGAACTTAAAAAAGATAATCTACGCTTACTTAAACAATTAGAAAAAGCTAAGAATAAAAAAGCTGATATGATTGACGCTGTATATCAGGCAGTTTCTACAAACCTACGGACGTGGGATAAACCTAAGATACCTAAACCTAAACTACATAAAAAAACTAAGAACGAAGAAGTAGCAGTAGCTGTATTAAGTGATGTGCAGTTAGCAAAGGTAACACCAGATTACAATACACAAGTAGCAGAAGAACGTGTAGTTGAGTATGCAAATAAAATAGTAGAGCTTACTAATGTACAACGTTCAGCACATCCAGTTAACAAATGTGTAGTACTAGCAGCTGGTGATATAGTAGAAGGTGAGCTTATATTTCCAGGTCAAACACATCTCATAGATGCTAGTTTATATAACCAGGTAACTATTGACGGTCCTAGAATATTAACAAAATTTTTTGATACATTGCTAGCAAACTTTAATGAAGTAGATGTACATTGGGTTATAGGTAATCATGGCAGCCTTGGTGGTAGAGCACGTAAAGATTATCATCCAGATTCCAATGCAGATAGAATGCTTGGAAAAATTATGTCTATGATATACAAAGATGAAAAGCGTATGACATGGACTATACCTGATAGTACAGGTGATAATCATTGGTTTGATATAGCAAATGTAGGTGAAGGATGTAAGTTTTTTGTATGGCATGGTGATAATATACGAGGTCATTCAGGATTTCCATGGTATGGATTTGGTAAAAAATTATTAGGATGGAAAGCATTAGCTAGTCGAGGTCTTATGCCCGACTTCGACTATGCTATTGCTGGTCATTTTCATACACCTACAACTATGTACGTTAATGACGTACGGTTATGGGTTAATGGTTCTACTGAATCATATAATACATATGCATTAGAACAGTTAGCTAGTATGGGAAGGCCATGTCAATGGTTATTGTTTGCTAAACCAGGTGCAGGAGTAACTGCAGAATACCTAGTAAAGCTTGCAAATGAGGAAATATAGGGCATATAATATACATATGATAGACAATATTGTCAAGTCTAACTGGAAATTACAAAGTATAGAGTACAGTGGTTTAGGCAATAAGCCACACTTTATATTAATGAATGACAGTGGTGACTTTAAATTAGTACCTGTAGAAATAGGTATATATAATTTAAGGAAACTGTTAGGCTTAGAAGAAGAGTAGTCTTATCTTTGTGTTCGTCACTACCTGACTCTCACACAAAGATAAAATAAGAAGGGAAGTTATGAGTAATAACGTTGACTTGCTATCTCCTTTTCCACAGGAGTTAGTTCGTAAAGCACCCGCAGGTAAGTTCGGTGATTATGTGCCACATGCACATTATGTTGAACGCCTAAGGGATAGTGGAATTAATTACAAATGGGAATGCGAACCAGTATATAGTACACACAATGGAGAGAAGCGTATTGTAGGTGCCAAAGGTATTATCACATTAGATAATATGGGTAGCTACGTAGGCTTTGGTGATGTAGATACATTTAAGTTAAACAACGACAAGTTTAATGATGGTAGCAATCTTAAAGATGCAGAGTCTGATGCATTTAAACGTGCATGTATGAGGTTTGGTCTTGGCGTAGAGCTATGGTCAGGCAGCAAACAATCAGAAGAAGAAGCTACTGCAGGTACTGAACCAGAAGATAGGGTAGAAGTAACTAAAGTAGACATGCGTAAGAAAGAACACAAGCCTACACCAGAAGATATTAAACGTATGAATGACATTATGGATAGTATCGTGGGTGAAGGTACAACAGTAGATGATGAGATACAACCTTATCCTGATGATGAAGCACCTTTCTAATGCAAGATGTAAATTTTATAGCTAGTACTATACACGCAATGACTGAAGGTATTCAGAACAAAGAAACATTGCAGCGTATAATAGGTACTGCTAACGAGTACGCACGTACAATGAAATATCCTGCATCTAAAACAGAATGGACAGATGAACAAGTAAGCAAGTACTTTGCTATGATAGAACGACTTGTTGATATGCCAGTTGAATATACTCAAGAGCAGTTTGATGAGTTATCATTAGAAGATAAACTTAAGGCTGCTGGCCTTGAAGCAACAGATAAGACGGATGGTTTACAACAACCAGGTGGTCTTATCGGAGAGGTCGTAAAAGACATGGAAAAACAAAACAAATATCGTGATGACTTAAAATGTCCATATTGTCAAGCAATGGTATATGACAATCGTAACAGTAAAAAGTCAGATAAAAGTCCAGACTTTACATGCAGTACTAATGACCCTGTAGAATGCGGAGGTCATACAGGTAAGTGGCGTAAGTCATGGTGGTTAGACAACAGCGATATACCAAAGGAGTGGAACGTATGATTCCAGAATCATTTAGAGGTGAAGCAATACCAGCTTACATTAAAAGCAAGACGCAGTTAGTAGCGTATGTATTAACCAGATACATGGGAGAAAGTCCTATAAGTAACTGGGAATTTGTAGCTGAGTTATACTGTCATAGATTTGGTGGTATTATACATAACCTTAGGCAGGAAGGTTATAAAATAACAACTTTACCTAGCAAAAAACGTGGACTTGTACATTATTTTTGTACAGAAGTTCCAACAAAAACTTCTGCCATTAGCTAATGATAGAAATATTAGTCAGTTGTATTGTCCCTTTGTTCATTACAACTGACACATTACCTGAGTATCGTGAGTGTAGACAGATACAAGAAAATGTAATTCATGTATCTGAACATGCTGATATGGTATCTAGGTATTTTAAGGAGGAAGACATCCTGCAGTCGCTTAACATCATCTATTGTGAAAGCAGCGGTCGTACGTCTGCTGTTGGTAATAACAAAGATGGTACTCAGGATGTCGGACTCTGGCAGTTTAATGATGATACATGGGCTTGGTTAAAACCAAAGCTTGGTATAATAAGTAAACGTACTAACCCAGAGGTATCAACTGCAGTCGCAGCATGGTTAGTGTATAATGATGGATGGCATCATTGGAACAGTAGTAAACATTGTTGGAAAGGAACTGATAATGATTTGTTGTGGACACGAATTAAACAGAGTATGCGTGGTAACTGACCAAGTATATTGTGATTATTGTGAGAAAGTGTGGGGTCATGTAGATGACATGGTCTAACATAAACAAAATATTTAGAAAAGAAATAAACAAAATACTTAATCTTGTATGTGAAATATGTGGTGTAAGTTACATGACAGATTTTACATTGGTTAAATATTGTAATGATTGTATAGAGAAATTAGAAATGGAGATGGATAATCTTGAGTGGGAATAAACCATTTGATGTAAATCGTGTAAACATTTTTACACACCCTAAGTACATGAAAGTATGGGCACAGCAGTTTAATAAAGCATGCGGTAGTGATACTTTTAAAGTACAACCTGACATGGTGAAGCTTAGGTTCTTAATGGATAAATTTGTAACAGATTATAACTATCACTTAGAACAACTAGAAGGAGAAGAAGAGTAATGGTATATAACACATCAAACACTAGATTTGCTAGTGCAACAGAGTTATATCATATAACGCCAGACGCAACCAGAATAAAATGGTACGAATGGTTAAACGAAAAGGCAACAGAGGCAGATAACGCAAGCACATTTGGAGGTAAACGTTTACTAGGAGTAACAGATAAAGGTAATCCTATGTGGGTTACTATGACTATAGAACGTGATACATTAGAAATGACTATCACACTTACACATGAACTAGATACTATACGTAAATCTAAGTTATGTCCTAGAAAAGTAACTGTTGGTAACAATGAAAAGATACCTAACATAGAACATGCTATGCGTCCTGCTACTAAAACAGACCATGGCGAAGTAACACAACGTACATTAGATTATATAGAAAAACTTATAACATTAAATGAAAGTCAAATACATTACACAAAAGGTAAATGTAATAGTTTAATGTTCTTAAAAGCTGCACATTGTATATACAACGGCAGTCCTGACAAAGGTAAATTTAGAGCACAAGATGTTATGAAAACATGGGACTTACCTAAGGGAAGTTACTTTATAATAGATTAATGAATGGATTATCAGAAATACGTGAAGAAGCTATGCAGCGTGCTAAAGGACAATGTGAATGGGCATACTGTAATGATAACAAATGGTTAGAACTTGCACATATACAAGGTATAGGTATGGGCGGTAATAAAAAACGTAAATTTGATATTAATAATGTAGCTATATTATGTAAGCATCATCACGATATATATGATGGTAGACAGAGAGTTGGAACCAGCGTAGCATATCGTGATTTACTTAAAGGTTTTTTAAAAAGAGAACAGACTATCTAAACTTTGGACGTTAGTATTACTTACCTAATCCTAATTTTTTAAGTCCTTTATTAAATGCTACTGCCTGTTTGTATGCTGATTGTCTAGTAACAAATGCTTTGTCTAAAGTTTTATATGCTTTGTCAGTAGGAAATCCTTCAGTCTTACCATGTCCATGTGTACCTATTAGTTTACCTATTGATTTATACATATCATCAGCAGTTTCACCTTTACGTAAAGCTTTATCACGTAGTGCTTTATGTTGCTGCATACGTTTTTTTAGTTCTTGTTTACCAAGACCTGAATATCCAGCACCTGTTCCTTCGTAATGATTAGGCATTAGGGATTCAACTTTGTTTTATTATTGGAACGATTTCTATCTTCCCATGATTTAATATCTGGTGTAGCAGAAGGTTTTACAGGTTGTGGTGGATTCCTATACATAGCATCCCTCATTCTACCTGCAGTTTCTTCATAACTTGGTCGACCTGGAGCATGAACACCTGGTCTTAGTCTGCTACCTGAACCTTCTTTTGGTGTACTAGGTAATGGTCTTCTAGCATTAGGCATAGCTTTTTTGTCAGGTAATTGTACTGAACCTCTACCAGGATATTTTTTTGTAGGTTTTTGATATCCTGGAAATCTTTTTTTCTTTTCTTTACCAGCACCTAAAAACCTAGGACCTCCAACGTTTTTAAATCCAGGCATTATTTTGAAATTTGTTTTTTAGCGTATGTTTTAACAACTGCTAACGCAGCTCCACCACCAGCTAATGCTGCTAGTTGTAGTGTTTCTGCTTCTACACCGACTAATGGTGCAACTGTTAACGCACCTATAAAGGCTTCAATGAAAGTCCATACTGCTCTCTCTACCATGTCTTTTAATTCTTCACTCATTTTATAACTCCATGCTTCATTCCAAGGAGTCCACGCAACGTCTTTCTTAAACGTCCCATCAGAATTTCTTTTACGTTTGAATCGTTCAAACATTATCTATCTTTGTTAAGTATAGCACCTATACCTACGGCACCAAGAGTAGTAAATAATTTACCTTTACCCTTACCTTTGCCTTTTATTTTAGATAATCTTTGTAAACGTTCTGCATTTTTTTGTGCTTGCCTTGATGTCATACCTTGTGCAATACCATCATCAAATGCTTTTTTCATACTAAAACCTTCATTAGACACAACAGCTTTAGGTGCATCAGGTGTAACAGAACCTACTTTATTACCTGATACTTTACTACCACTACTAAAGTTTTTAACTTCTCTACCACCTGGTGTTTTAAATTGTACAGCTGGTTTAGGTTGTAGTATGTTACCTTGTTTATCTACACCTGTAAACGTAGGACCTCCTGGGTCTTTACTAGCTTTGCCTAATATACCACCTGTTTCTCCAAACATTGGGTCACGGTAATCATAAGGTACTTGTCTTCTTGCTACATCTAATGGGTCTTCTGGTTGGTTTACATATTTATATTGACCAAAATCAGGACTACCAACACCAGCACCTTCACGTAATGCTCTTTCTACTGATGCTTGTTTCATAGAACTAGATGAACGTGAATACTCACCATCTTTTAATTTACTTGTAGGTATTTGTCTAGCTTCTAAACCTGTTTTAATAATTGCTTCTGATGATTTAATACCAGGACCTTTACCTTTAGTAGTAGTAGGTAATGGTTTAGCATCTTCAATCATATACTCTACGTTACCTGGGTCTATCTTACCACCATGAGCTTGTGTAACTCTTTGACGCAACGCTTTAGTTTCGTATGTATCACCCATTGATTCTTGTGCAGCTTTAGATACTTGTAATTCTTTTTTAAGTTCACCTTGTAATCTACTTATTTCACCAGTAGCTTTCATTTCTCCAACACTATCACCAGATTTAATTGCTGATTCTAAATTAGATATTTCTTGGTCTATTGCAGATTCAATAGCTTCTTCTACACCACGTTGTGGTGATAACATTTGACGTTGTTGTCCTTCAAAAGGTACAGATTGTTTATCACCAACAGGTCCAAATTGTGTAGGGTCTGATAAAGGACCACCTGCAGTAGAACCACCACGATAACCAGTGCTAGCAAGCTGGTCCATTTCTCCACCAATAAAATCCATCTTTCTTTGTTTTCTTAAAGGGTCACCACCAGATGGGTCATACTCAGGGTCAGATTCTATATAATCAAAACCACCCTCATCACTGTATAATTTTTTACTTTTAGGTATTTTAACCATTATGTTATTCTCCTGCCGTCTAGTTTAGCAGACAAAGTTTGTACTTCACCACTTATCTCTTGTAATTTTTCCATTACATCAGATGTATTTTCTGGTGTATTAGTTACATCACCATCATAATCTATGTATGTAACTTCTACATCTTGTCCAGATTCAATAGCTGCTGCAACACGTGGATACACAAACTTGTATGCATCAACACTGCTACCAATAAACCCATCTTTAGCTATACGATTATTAGTTTGTGTGTTACCCAGTATTAAACACCCTGCTGTATGCTCATCAGTATTACCTGTATGCCATAATATGTATTCAAAGCCTGGTACATCTTGAACCCATATCATACCTTTATGCATAGCACCATACTTACCTACATATCTACTATGAAACCCACCTTCAGTACGTAGTTTTAACTTGTATGTACCTGCAGGTATCCTTGTTTCACCCCAAACTTTAACGTCACGTTGTTCATCTTCTAGTGTGTACGCAAGAAACGTACGCTTACCATTGTTAATTTCAAATAACAAACCAGACGTAGAATCTTTACCACTACTAACTCTTAATACTTCATACTTCAAGTTGTACTCCTTGCCATACTTTACACCAACCATATGGTGCTACTTCTTCAATAAATTTAGTACAATAATTATTAATGTAATGCATACAATTACCGCAGTACTGTCCAGGTTTAGGGCTATTGACAACATATGCTCCAGGTAGATTGTGCATTATTTCTTTTTAGATTTCTTTTTAGCTTTATTTTTTTTGCTATTAGGAAAACCTTTCTGCATATCAGAATAAGCTTTTTTAGATATAGTAGAATTTTTTTTAGACCTACTTGTACCTGCTTTTTTTCTTTTATTTATATTATGATATAAACCTTTTTTTGCCATATTACCACTTTACCTTATGTGACCAATATTTTGCAGACAATTTAGATTTAGGTTTGCCTTGTGCATTATGTCTAGCATAATAAGATTTTTTACGTGCTTTATCTTTTTTAGATTTAGGATTTTTACCTGCACCTTTTACACCTTGTTGACCAAATCTAATTAACTTATATGTGTCACCTTCTTTAGCCATCACAACATGTGATTTAGTTTTGTGACTAGGTGTTTTCTTTGGTTTGTTAACACCCTTAAGTCCATGTTTTTTCATTGTGTTTTTAACACGTTCTGGCACTGCCATTATTCCTCCTCACAAAAAGAACTGCCATGTTTGCAATTGCATACTTGTACAAATGAACCATCTGGTTTAGTTGTAACCATACACATTACCTACTGACTTTCTTTGCACCACCTTGTGGTTTATCTTTTCTGAATCCTATAGTTAGTAACCATATGACTAAGGTAATTATAGTAGCTAATCCTGTAATTTGTTGTGCTGAACCAGTAAGTGTTAACGTAGCAATAACAAGACCTACAAGTGTCCATGACAAATTTAATGTTTCTTTAATTATCTCTATAAACCAATTCCATATTTTTTTAATCATAATGTTTTCCTAAATACGAAAGCCGCCATAGTAGCTATTCTAGTCAAAATAACTGGGACTACAACTTCTTGAGCTTTTTCCTTTTGGTCAGTAGTCATGTCATCACCAATAGTTGCAAGGTTTATATTTTCTACATTTACATCTACAAAAACTTCTATAGGATTTTCTAAGAACGCTTCGTATTGTATCTCTGTAACAACATCAGCTAGGGTGTAATCTTCTACGTCTGCATTTTCTACAGCTCTTTCCACGTATTCTTCTACAGCTTCTGCTACTACAGTATCTGATTTAACAGCCTCTGCAATAATTTCAACATCTTCAGTTTCAACTGATAATACCTCAGCAACAACCTCAACTTGTTCCTCTGTAAGTTCTTCAACATTTTCAATTGCCTCCTCGACAACAGCTTGTACTATTTCCTGTACCTCTTCAGTAGCTTTATCTAAATTTTGTACGCCAACATCATTAACTTCTTCAAGAACTTCTACAACTTCTTCGGTGGTAGCTTCTTCAACGACAATATCCTCAACGATTTCTTCAACTTCAGATACTGCGACAACGACTTCTTCCTCAGAAAGTTCTTCTGCAGGTTCCTTCTCAACATCTTCCTGTATTGGCTCATCCAAAACTTCCTCGATAATTTCTTCATCTTCCACCACAATAACAACATCATCTTCTAAAACCTCTTCCTCAATAATAATTATAATATCTTCTGGTATATCTAGTTCTATAACTTCTTCTACTATTTCTATAATTTCAATAGTATCTTCAAGCTCCTGTATAATATCTACAAATTCTTCTAGTTCCTCTTCAGATAAATCTTCAAGGTCAATAGTGCTATCCTCAAGTTCTTCTAATATAAGTAATTCTTCTTCAGCATCAAGTTGTTCCTGTAGTAAACGTTCTTCTTCAGCAGCAATCTCTGCTTCAATAGCAGCTATTTCTTCTTCCGTGAGCTCAATAACTTCCTCTTCAATGAAAATATCTTCCTCTGTAAGAGTGTCATCTCCAAGTATCTCTTCGTCCAGCTCATCATCTATCTCCTCTTCGACAATATCAACAACATCATCAGGTATATTACTGCAATCACTGGGCTGATAGCCAAACCAATCTCCACTTTCTACGGCTTCCAAATATTGTTTATACGATAAAGGATTACCTGGGTGTTCACATCCATTTTCATCCCAAGCCAGGTACGTAGTGATACCATCTTCAACAACATCTTCCGCTTTAGGTAGCGTTGTAGTAGTCGTAGTCGTAGTTGTAGTCGTGGTAGTAGTCGTTGATGATGTGGTAGAGCTTGTTGTCGAACTAGATGTCGTTGTAGTAGGTACATTATCATACTTATAGTATATATTATCTATTAAATACCAGTCAGGATTTGATGCAGTTATTCCATCTATAACTATTTCTGTAATAAATGTATCTACACCTTCAGCTACTGTCCAAGACTTTGACATAACAGTTGTGTAATCTGTATGTTGGTCTAATGTAAATGTTTCGGTTGCACCATTGTCGTAGTACACAGTGCCTGATATATTATCTACATCTGTAGCACCATACTGAAAACCTACTTCGTATGGTTCATTAGGAAATGCAATAGTTATGCTGTCACTACTACCTCTTATACCTAATGCGTGTCTGTTTAAACTAAAATACTCTGAACCAAAACAATCTAAATCTTCTATGCCTATACTTCCTGCTGTGCTTGTGTTAGCACATTCAGGTGATGCAGTAGTAGCAGCAGATACCTCTGTGTCATTACCACCATACAATATATCTATATCTGTATTTATTTGTTGGTCATTAAATGTTTCTGTTACTGTAGTTTCTTCTGCTATAGAATGTATAGGTACAGTTAGTAAAAGAACTGCAGTTAATACTGCTAACTTCCTCACATTAAATTATTGATTAACACCACCAATGCTGAGATTGCAACTAACCAGCCCGATAACTCTTGTCTTGATATTTTTTGATTAACTTTTTCATGTAATTCATCTATACGTTTATTAATATCTTGTTGTCCTTCTAATATAAGTTGTAACATTTCTTTTTGAGTAAAGCCATTACCGTTATGGGAGGTCATCACCAGTCCATTCTTCAAACTCAGTGTCCCATTCATAGGTATATTCTTGATAATTAACGAATTGTTTAATGTAAGACACTATATCTCTACTACAATAACCAATAATAAATACAACTAGAAAATCCATAAATCGGATTATAACATACTATTTCTTAAATTCTTTTCTTTGTTGAATGTATGATTTACCTCTCCACATTTCACCTTCTGAAAAAGCACGTTCTTTAAAATGTGCTTGTGCTTCAGGACTATCATATTCATATTGTTTTAAAACACTTACAGTATCTATATCTATTTCCATAATATGAAGAAAAGGGTCACCTACATTTAATTCAAATGTTTCCCAATTTTTTTCAAAATTCCAAAAAGTATTTACATTTAAAGTGCTAGTTATTCTAGTATCTACTACACCTTCAACAATATTAAATGGCCTAGTACCTGACCAAAAATCATTATGTAAATATAAACCTTTACCTTCTTCTGCTTCAAAACGATAAGGTAAATAAAATTTATGAGAACCTTTATTAGTAGTTTCTATACCAAAATAATCAGTATCTACTTGTTCTTGTGAATGTTCTTCACCTAAAGCTTGACCACCAGGTCCTTCTATCCATATACTTTGACCAACTCTTGCTGCTTTTATGTGTATCCAAGCAGGTACTATATATCCTATTTTTAAATAATCAGATATACCTGGACAATGTTTTACGTTAGGTATAATATTTCTATCTTTTTCAAATCTTTTCCAATGTTTTTCAAAAGCTTCTGACATACTTTCTGCATCTTCACAAGGTTGTACAGTTTGTTTAACTGGGTCAACTATACATTTATTACAAATAAACAAATGTTCAGTTGCTCTTACAGTATTTAAAGAACCTTTTGCTAATGAACCAGTTTTATAATTATCTGCACTTATAGTTGGATGATTACCTAATAATTTTTTATGATATTCTTTGCTTGTAACAATATCAGGTGCATTAGGGTCTAGTTTATATACTTTCACAATAAAGTATTAGGTCTTCTTTTAAGTGCTCTGTTATACAAAGAACCTACATTGCTTACTAAATCAGTAATGTTAAATACTTTTAAATGTTCTTTTTCATAGGTGTCATTCCATTGTTTATAGTTTATATTTACATTTTTATTAAATTTTATATAACATATAGGCTCACCTTTTATTAATCTAACATTAATTATTTGGGTATTATCTAATTCAAAACTGAATGCAGGATGTACAGACCTTGACCATGCATAAGGTTTAAAGCCACCTCTAACAAAATTAGACCTAGGTATTGTATGTTTAGTACTGTAATCAGGAGGTAAAGTTTCAAGAAATAATTCTTTATCATCTGTAAAAAAATAATATGGATAATTAATTTGAAAGATAAGTAAACCATCATTCATTCTTAAAGTGTTCATACTAAAAAAATTATCATCATTTATTTCACTATTCTTTAATACAAAATGGTTATATCCTATTTCTAATTCTGCATTGTAAGGTTGTATTAATGCATAAGTATCATGTGATAATTTAGTATGTGCAGGACATTTTGTTTCATGTATTGTTTTAATTAATTTAGGTTCATCAAATAACAACTCAGCATCTGGAGTTCTTAAAGAATAATTAACGTTTATCTTTTTTGAATTTTTAAATAACATTTCCACCTTATATTATATTACGTAAACTCTCCAAACCATTCAGAAAAATCTTGGTCTGTTACTTCATCAATAAATATTGGAACTTCATCTATTCCTGTAATGTATCCTTGTGCTACTTGCCAATCATAAGCAGCTCTTGTATAAAAAGGCATACGATAAAACCCTAAGCTTTCAGGTAATGTTTCCATAGCATGTCCTTGCCATTCAAATTCTTGTATCCATTCAGCATCAGATTGTGGAAATCCATTACCACCTGCATCTACACGTTTAGCATAAGTAACATAACATACAGGTTGTTTACTTCTATCTACAAATATAGGTGTAGTTACTTCACCTTTAGTAGGATGTGTCCATGTAATAGGTTCAACATGTGCATCATCAAACATAAACCCTTCCATTAAACACCTACTCCTGCTATTTTAGTGAAAGAACCTGATTCTCCTGATTGTCCAGCATATTCAAAATAAGCTGCATTGTTAACATTACCACCATTTTTACCACTTACATTACCTGTAATGCTTGCAGATATAGTACCACCTGCTATTAATAATATTTTTCCTCCACCTGCACCACCACCACCGTAAGCATAAAGTTGTCCTGATGCATTACCTCCTGCACCATCTGCATTACAATTGATAGTTCCTGAACCTGTAATATTTCCTCTAGCAGCCATTATAAATAAACCACCTGTACCGTGTCCACCGTTTCCACCACCAGGGTTTCCACCGCCTCCACCTAAAGCGTAAGAACCACCACCGTTACCAACTCCACCTT